AATGTAACGTAATAGAGCCCGTAAAAAACTCGTCAACAATGCCAGCTTCGGCGCATACGTTCTGCACCATTATGGCAATGTCAATAACTTCTGTTTCTTTTGTTCCACGCAGACTTGTCAAACCCAATGGCATCTATCTCCTTGCCCTATCCAGAAGAATTCCCAAAAGGGCTTTTCCCCACAATTCTGCCTGGGTGAACTGTAAGAACAACATGATTCGGGGATGGCCTTCCCGGAATAGCTGCTTGGGTAGCCGCATCCATCATCACAGGGACCAAGGCCGTTTCGCCAACATCTGCCGTAAAGACGAGTTCTTCTCCTGATACGTTGATAGCCTCCTTGGATAGCTCACCAACAACCTTATCCGATGCTACAACCGGCTTTGCCGAAATCGAAAAAGTGCCCTTTTCGCCATCGAGAGACTTGAAACATACCGCCATCGAGAGACTTGAAACATACAGCAATCGAGAATAAATGATTCGTCATAAATCACCCCCGGCATCTTTATTTCTTTCTATGAATCATCTCAAGTTTTTCTTTTGCCTTCTCTATTGTATTGATAATTTCTTTGAGTTCGTAGGCTCTTCCACTCATAAAAGGATAAGAGGTGGGCTCAGGCCTGTAGGTAGAGCACTCCAGAAAAGCCTGTCCAAGGCTGTCCTTGATCCACCTTTTGATCTCCTCCCAGTCCTCGTTCCCGCTCAGCGAAACAATCGCCCTGAGCACCCTTTCAGTCGGGTTCATCATCTTAGTTGAAGCTCCGTCACATCAGGGTAGTAATAGAGCGTTATGTTGCTGATGGTAACCCCACTCGCTCCCGGGTCCCCGTCGGCATCTATCACCACGGTTTCCTTTTCCACGAGCGGCACATCGAGCCCCATCACAACCCTTGTCCCGCCCTTTGCCTGAGCGTCCGAAGTGTAAATCACATCGCCATCCGAATCTTTGATCTGCAAAACAACGCCAATATTGTTGGTGCAGTTGGAGATGGTCATCTTGAAGCCGATCATCTTCCCCTGGTGAACCCCCTGGTTCATCGATATCTTTGCCGATTCCACAGGGGCATGGCCGCCAGCGGCCACCGTAACATCTGAAATTCTAATTTTCTTAGCCATTTTCGCACTTCCTCCTATCGATTTCTCGGCTTGAACAGTTCGAGCCCAGCTCCCTGCGCTGGGTTACCGGCCACATCAAGGGTCTGGGGCCCTGGCAGAGGCGCCATCCCAGGAGTCGGTATCGGCGTAATCGTATCCATATCTGGCACAACCTTATCTACTTCGAGATCGAGGCTCTTCGCCGTCTCCTTGAGGATGTATCTCCGTCCTTCCATTCCAGTAATCTGCATATCAATCGGGTTTGCCGTAGACCTTGCAAACTCGCTCAGTCGGAGAGCCTTTTGTTCTTTGGCAAGAAGCGAGGCAGACCCTTTCGCCACGATCTTCACATCGCCTATATACTCCTGGGCCTCGTCTATCATGTAATTGAAATAGTACTGCGCCTCGGCGGAGGGTGCTATCACCTTCTCGTCAATCGTCTTGATCACGGCCTTGATTCCGCGGGCGGCCTGGGTCATCAGCATAGAGAGCCCAGAGGCTGTATTTCCCGCCCCTCCCACCATCGGGTCTCCGTGAGCGTAAGATGGAACCCCACAGTGCTCGTCCGCTATCTTCGAAAACGTGTTATAGACCGCGATCAAGCTAGGCGCGATATTCGGCGGCTGGTAAAATTCCATTGCCTTACCACCAGCCATCATATCCCTTGTCACACGCCACACCTTCCACGGCCAGATCTGATCGCTCTCCCCAGGAGCCAACCTGTCTACGTTCAGCTCGACCTGCGGCCCGGATCCTATGCCAACATTGTTCACAATGGCCCGGGCAACCGCATTGCAAACCGCTTGGGCATCCGCTATCGTCTCCGGCAGCCCCATCCCCCAGAATCTTCCAGGGATTTCGACAAAGGAAGCCTTGTAAAATGGCTTATTCCCGAGCGGATCAGGATTGAGCGCAACCTTCAGAATAGGATCCCCGATCATCCAGGCGCAGATGTTGTAATCCTCGTCCGGAATCTCTTCCTCCGTCATGCCCCATTCCCGAAGAAGCTCCCCTGGCACAGCCCCCCAGAATTCAAGGCAGTCGATCTTGTCCCAATCGTGGACGGTCGATAAATCCCGACCCTCCACCTCCAGCCGCTCCGCCTCATCATACGTCCATTCCCTCAGGCCGCCCTGCTTATATTCCTCCAGAACATCCCGTATCGCCGCTTCGTCGAACCCCGGAAGCCCGATCATCGCCTGGAGCTCCGTCCTCGTGAAAGAGAGTCTATCGATCAGGTACGTATCGTTGATTCCCGTTGCGCCCGGGCCCGGGAAAATATCAAACGGAGACCGTGAATCGTATTCTGGAATAAATTCATCGCCGTCCGTGTACTCGGTTTTTAATGTTTTCGGATCCACAATGAGCTTTCTGACTTTCCTCTTGCGAAGCATAGGCCCTTTCAAAAAACCAGTTCCGAGCACGACCACATTGTAAATCATGTCACTTAGGGCTTCATAGTAATGACCTTCCACAAACTGATCTTCTATCTTCAATTTCATCTGCGCGGCTCTCTCGCGAGCCACCTCAAGCTCAAGTTTCTTGAACCGTTTCTTGAATTCAGGAGCAAGGCTTTGGGCCATGGATATAAGTTCAAGGGGGTTTGTAGGATTCCCGGAACGGAGCAGCCCTGAGATGAGCTTGCTTGCCTCATCCATGAAAATATTCATAGCCATCATCTCGGCCTCTTCGCTGAGCTTAGGGATCGGCGTAGGCTCGATATCCCAGGGAGTTTGCCCGGGCTGGAACAGGATATCTTTGATCCAGGCAATTGCAGAGCGGTTCTTTGTGCTCGTGATGTTCATAAAGACTTCGGAAAGCCCCATTTGCCTGATATCCGCAAGCTTGTCTGGCTCGTACTCGCCGTCGCTTTGCCGCCTGTTCTTTATCATCTGCTCGGTTACCTTGACCTTCGCCTCTTTCGCCAGCGACCACGCTTTTCTGATGTACGAGCCCAGTTCTGTATGCGCATAATTTTGCTCTGACGATTCCTTCAGCTTGCGAAGCTCCTCATTTTCTTTGGCGGCCTTGGCTTCCTCGGCAACCATATCCGCGTTACTTTTCACTTGAACAAGGCCCATTTCACGTCCCTCGTTTCTTTACGTCCAGGCTCCCGCCGGAATGGCAGGCCTTGGAGCCACAACGGTTCTATGCCGTCGGTAACGCCCAATCCCCCGCTCCAGAAAGAGAGCCACATACTGGAGCGCATCATGAATATGGCTGTACTCGTTTTTGAGCGGCTTGTCCCCATAGCGCTCATATCGTCTGTCGAATATGCGCTTATATTTGTATTCTCCGTTGAACCCCTTGATAAGTTTCGTACATTCTGGATCGACCTGGAATGCCGGTTTGTCTCCCTCGAGCCTCTTCATGAGAAGCGCGTTGACGGCCCCATATCTCGAATCCCAGTCGTTGGTATCCGGGACCTCGATCGGAAGGCCAGCCTCCGCAAGGACCCTGATGCATGTTACGCCATACGATGTACTATGCCCACCGCCAGCAGGGTCTCCAGTCCCAATGATATCCGCGCCCGGGTAGTTTGCAAAAAGAAACGGCTTTATCTTCTCCCGTACAAAAGTCCTCGTGTCCATGTATTCCACAAGGAATTCATGTTTCACGTTAAAAAGCCCGTTTGGAAGCTGCTGACATACAATGCAGGCAGAATTCTGATAACCGAAATCCCAGCCGAGTATGATAGGATACGATTTCACGATCTGGATGGGTTCTCTGGCGACATGAATAGAGGGATTCCAGTTGATATAAACCGGTCTCCCGTCTCTCACGTATCCGTATTTGGCATGGACGTTCACGTCTACCCAGTCTTCGTCATGCGAAAGCGCCAGATCCTCGTAGTAAGTATCAGCAAGATTTGGCAAATTCTCGGTATGGACTCCACGTATCGGTATACCGAATTTCCCATCGGGGTGCTTCGCCAAGCCGGATGCCTGGTGGAATTTTTCGAGAAAAAGCTCCCCAGCCTTGGGATGATTCGGTGGGTAGACATGGCTGTCAAGCTCAAGAAGTTTATACAGCCAATGATCCGTGTCGGGAGGGTTCGTGTCCGCAATTACACCTGCCCATGTAGCCCCGCCATCCTTGATCGACGGGTATCGATTTGTCCTCCCGATCGCATCGTCAAAAATCTTCTTTGAGATTTCCTTCAATTCGTTGAAATAGACGCCCGTCAGCTCCAGAGAGAGAAGGTGCCTCGCATCATCTGGCTGATCGAGAGCCAGAAAAATCATTTCGGCCTGCACGGTCGTACCATCTCCAGGTGGAACATTGAACAAAAAGGTCTTACGGGCAGTTTGATATTCACCGTGAACGCCGTCCTTGATCCATTCGAAGAATGTCTTCTGCGTAGTATCTTGAAGCTCGCGGTAGGTCTGTGAACACCAAACTGCTTTCCCGTTGCGTCTCACGAGGACTATGTGGGTAGGAACTTCCACGCAGTAAACCATGCCATCATAGGATTGCCTATACCACTTTGCTTGTT